CATGCGCGGACCATGCACATCGGTACTATTACCCACCGCTGTAGCCATTCGCGCCCCAACCTTGGCAACCCGACCAGTGTACGCAAGCCGTGGGGTAAGGAGATCCGCAGCCTCTTTAAGCCTGAGCCGGGTATGCTGCTGATCGGCGGCGATGCGTCTGGTCTGGAGCAGCGGATGCTGGCCCACTACCTTGGGCGATGGGACGGTGGTCGCTACGCTGCGATCGTCGATTCAGGTGACATCCACTCTATGTTTATGGAGATCCTGCATTCCGTAGGCATTGAAGTAAGCAGGCCGGAAACCAAAACAATTGAATACGCGTGGCTGTATGGGGCTGGTGACGATCACCTTGGCCGTCTAGGTGGGGGTGACTATCGCCGTGGTCGCCTGATTCGTGCCAGCTTCGCAGCTAAGATCGAAGGCATGAAGCCACTGCTGCGGGAGATCGAGCACTTCCGCGGGCGGCAGGGTGCAGTCAAGTCACTGGACGGTAGGCGGGTAGCCACCCGCGCAAAGCACAGCGCACTGAACAGCTTGCTTCAGTCTGCTGGCGCAGTAGTCATGCGCTGGCAGTTTATATTCCTGAGGCAGGAGCTTGAGAAACGAGGACTAAAGTGGGGACAGGATTACATTCCATGTCTGCATGTACACGACGAGGTGCAAGGGAGCATCAAGTCTGAGCATGTGTCTATCTTTACCCAAGCCTTTGAGGAATCCTTTAAGCGTGTCGGGGATGCGCTTAACTTGCGCGTGCCCCTACGCTGCGAGGTGAAGACAGGTAACTCTTGGCTAGAGACGCACTGATGAATAAGAGTACCGCACGTTACTACGCTGGGTTCCTTGACGGTGAAGGTTGCTTCACCATGCACCGTAATAGTCCGCGAGTCTATGCAAGTAACACACACCTCCCCTCACTGAATAGGCTGCGCGACCAGTTCGGAGGAACTGTGCGCGACCGGGGCGTGGGAGATGGAGAACGCCGCCAAATGTTTGAGTGGTATGTCTACGGCGACTCTGCAATTAACGTGTGCAAGCAGCTACTGCCGCACCTTCGTGAGAAACAAGCACAGGCTGCGCTGCTAATCAACGCACGCTTTGAACCCCGCCCGCACGCAAAGGAATCATTGACTCGAATGCTCCACGATCTTAAGAAACTATGACGACTCTCCTCATTGATGGCGACGGTCTACTGTACCGCGCCTGTAAAGCAGTAGAAATTGAAGAACAGTTTGGACCTGATCACCACGTACTGTTCAGTTCCTTTGATGATGCAAAGGACAAGTACACCCGCGTGCTTGAAGATATGCTTGACACCATTAAGCATACAAGCTACGAGGTTTACCTAAGCGGCTGGTCAAACTGGCGGCACCATGTCCTGCCTTCATACAAGTCTAATCGTACAGACCGTAAGCCTTTGTGCTATGCACGTACAAAGGACTGGTTGCTGGAGGAGCAGGGCGCAATGATGGAGGAGACGCTAGAGGCGGATGACCTGATTGCAATTAACATGACTACCCGCCGGGACTGCACAGTCGTCAGCCAAGACAAAGACTTCTACTCTGTCCCCGGCAGCTTCATCCGCCTGCAAAGCGACATGGCACCGGAGCCGTCAGTTGTGACGCAGCCCGCCGCGGCTAGGTTTAACCACATGCTTCAGACTATTTCTGGGGATAGAGTTGATGGGTACTTTGGCTGTACTGGGTATGGTCCGAAGCGATCAGCTAAGTTCCTTAACGATATTGTTAAAGTCATTGAGGAGGTACAGCCGCATGAAGTTGAGGATGTGTGGTACGAAGTCGAACGGCTGTTCGCGCATTGCGGGCACGAAGAACATGAGGCTAAATTAAATGCAACTGTGGCCCACCTTATGCACGACGACCCCGGCGTCCCGCGCCCTTGGCTTATGGAGGTAGAAGTATAGTGGGGGATTCCAGTCTACGACAACTAGTCAAGGTGCTGCGACAGCAGTACCCGTACACCGCACCGGGTGACCTTTACCCAAGCGGTAGCCAGTTTGAATTCCTGTGGAACATGGCTATCCGAGAGGGACGGGAGCAAGTGATCCGCCACATTGCGGAACTGTCCGGTGAACCTCAGTCTTTTCCTGTACCGGAGAATCCAGTCGATGTGTTTGGCCCCGAAGATCGAAGCGCCGCCGACGCCGCCGCCCGCTCCAGCCGCGATGCAGGCTCCGCAGCCTACGGCGAAGAGAGCTAGGCGCGGAGAAGCTAAGGCAGAGCAGGTAGACACGCAGCGTGGCGGCATCCTTAATAGGTTCCGGCTCCAAATCCCTGGACTGAATACTTAATATGCAATCCCTAGCCGAAACGTATAGGCACTTAGAACGATTTCGTTCAGAGTTTCTGGAGCGAGCTTATCGCTCTGCCACCCTGACGATTCCTTCTGTTCTTCCGCGTGAGGGGCTAGGTCGTGACCGTCTACCGCAGAACTACCAAAGCGTGGGGGCTCGCGGGGTCAACAATCTATCAGCTAAGATTGGTCTGACCCTGTTCCCCACGCAACTGCCGTTCTTCCGGCTGGCGATTGACCCCTACCTCAAGAGGGAGATCGCTAACAAGAACCCGGAGAACGCAGTCAAGAGTATCCAAGAAACGCAGGCGCAGATTGATAAGAACCTAGGTCTCATTGAAGAGACAGCTAGGATCGAGTTCGAGACTGGTGGCTGGAGACCTGTCATGGCTGAGGCCATGCGCCATCTTATCGTAACAGGTAACGGTTGCGTACTGAAGACTGGTGCGGGTATCCAGTTTATTGATCTGCGTAAGTTTGTAGTCAAGCGGGACCCGGAAGGTAACGTCGTTAAAGTTATCATCCACCAGAAGATTGACCGGACCCGCGCATCGCAGCTTGTGCCGCAGGGGTTCGATCTGCCTGACGGTCCCCCTGACATTGACGATGTGTACGGCACTTCGGACGAGGACTCAGTGTCCATGTACACCGGGGCCATGCTGATGCCTGATGGTCGCTATAAGTTCTATCAGGAAATTGATGGGCAGGTTATTAACCAGCCCCGCATGTACACTAAGGAGAAGCTTCCTATTATTGTTCTCCGGTTCACTGCTGTGAGCGGTGAGAACTATGCTTCCTCTTACGTTGAGGAGCTTGACGGGGATCTACTGGCCCTAGAAATGCTGTCGCGCAGCATGACTGAGGCGAGTCTTGTTGCAGCTAAGACTCTTATCCTTGTCCGGCCCGGCGCTGCGATCCACCCCCGCACGGTGGCGACCTCACCTAACGGAGCGGTCAAGCAGGGCAACCCTGAGGATGTGGGTGCGTTCCGACTTGACAAGGGAGCAGACTTCGCGGTCGCTGAAAGGCGAGCCGTAGCTATTGAGCAGCGACTTCAGCTTGCGTTCCTCATTACGTTCCAGCGTCAGGCTGAGCGAGTGACGGCGGAAGAGGTGCGGTCTGTAATTCAAGAACTTGAAGACGGTCTTGGTGGTGTGTTCTCTAGTCTTGCGGAGAACGTGCAGAAACCTATCGTTGATAACATTCTAGCTGATGTGCTGGCCCGCCAAAATGTACCGAAGCTACCGAAGGAGATTACTCCTATCGTCTCTACTGGACTTGATGCAATTACGCGCGGACAGATGGCAGCTAAACTTATGCAGGCAGGAGGCATTGCACAGCAAGTGCTTGGCCCGGAGTCGGCAGTGTCTGCTATGGACCCGCGAGCAACGCTAGTCCAGATCTTTACTTCTGTTGGCCTTGATGCTGACGCTCTTCTTAAGTCGCCTGAACAACTGCAACAAGAGCAGCAGCAGGCGCAAATGATGGCCCTTGCCGAGAGGGCCGCTCCTAATGTTGTCAACGCTGTCGCGTCTAACCAGCAACCCCAAGCCTAATGCCTAACCCTGTTTCCCTTACATCCACCGCGGACGGCACCATTAACCTTGGAGCCAACGCTGTTCCGGTGTTCCTTGTTTTCGGTGACTCGACCTGTTCTGGCTCTGTCGGTGGGCACGTAGATAAAGGCGAGAAGACGCACGACGGAAACCTTGCGTTTACGTCCAAGGTTCACCCGTACCCCAAATCGTTTTCTGGTCCGGGCTACCTAGATACAAAGACCGCTGGTGGTGCTACAACATTCCTATTCAAGTATTGGGATCAGGGTCTCTCTAAAGCCAAGACAGTGCAGTGGCAAGGCGGCACTAGCTACAGCGTAGACGACACTGTGTGGGTTACGGCTGATCTTGACCGCAACTACTACCGCTGCATCGCCGCTCATACGGGAAAGCAGCCCGGCACCGCCAGCGACTGGGAGGAGTATTGGACTAAGACTACCAAGTGGATGAGCGATGAGCGGCTGGCTTCAGTGTATGGCGCTCGGGGGTCTGGTAGGTATTACAGTAAC